TTACTTTCTACTCTTTCTACATTGATCGTTCTTTGCAAAGTAGATGCTGTATCGGACATTAAAACTTTTCCGTTAGGAACTACTCTTAAATTAAAATCTAATGCGTGTTGCCATTCATGCGCTAATGTTCCATCACCTTTTGTTTTTGTTAAGTTAATTTCATTGTATCCAGAAACAAAATGAGCTGCGGTCTTGCCACCACGACCCTGCGCACCTACAGCTAGTTTTAACTTTTCATTTAAGCCTAGCATTTCTGGTGCTATACCAGAAATATCTGCTAGGTCATACATCGCATCGTAAATAGCGTTTAAATGCGCTGTACGTTCTGACTGATTGACCCAATTACCAAAATCAATACCGCCTGGTAAAAATTTAAATGTTTGTAAAAAGTCTTGCACATCTACATCTCGACCTTGCCGATGGTCACGCATACCACGTCTGATAATGTTGCCTAACTCTGGTGGAGTTTCTGCGTCTTTTTTAACAATTCTGTTTGTTTGATCGGTAGAGTTTTCATCAGCGCCAAACAAAGACAATAATCTAGGAATAAACTGATTAAGTTGTGCATTGTCAATTTGAATTCTTAAACCTACACCCTCTGGTGTATATATATCAGGTATGCTGCCTGCATTCGTATCCTTTATATATTTTGCCATTAATGCATCGTATAAAGGGGTAACACTAGAATGCTCATTTAGTACAGCTTGTAAGGTTTGTAAAGACGTTACATAATCTACTAATAATTTTCTAACTAATGTTTCTTGACCATCGTCTATAACTAATTTAATGGCTTGGCGATTTCCCGCTTTAGGAGAAATGTATGTATTAAATTGTCCGCCAGCTCTTGAAGTTAACTTGATTAAATCAAAAAGATAGTCTCCAGGCGTTTTTATTTTAGATACTAACCCCTCTTTAAACATCATTGCGCCAAATGTATTATTTGGATTCGATTGAATGTCTAATAATTTTTTAGGGTTTGCTAAATCTAACAGTTCAGTTACTAGCGCATCTTTTTGTTTTTCTGTGGCATCTTTTGGTAATGGGGCAGCAGTAATTTGTCCCTTACGGTTGGCAAAAAAATCAGCACCACCACCCTGTACGCTTACTTTTTCTGGGTTATATAACGCAGATATGGTAATTCTTTCAGGACCTACATAGTCTGGACTATCTGTTGTTGCTGGAACTGCTCTGTCAGTAATACGGAATTTGTTTGCAACTAATTCATCTTCCATTTGACTTACCAAACTTAATTCAACTGGAATACGCAACAACATTTCTTCTGGGAAAATAACTGGATGTAAACTTTCATCAACAGCATGACCGTATAAAAGTGTTGCAACCGCATCCGCATTGCCAGTTTCCATAGCAATCTTCATTGGGTTTGTATTTAATTCAGCTATCTTCTTTTTTTGCTCTTCTTTTTGAGCTTTTTCTTCTTCTTTGGCTTTCTTTTCTTCTTCTCTAGCCTTCTTCTCTTCTTCTTTAGCTTGCTTCTCTTCTTCCGTTGGTGCTACCTTTTTAGGTGTAGATGGTCCGCCAGTAATAGCTGGTCCACCAATAGATGGCCCACCAGTAGGCTTCTCTTCTTCCTTAGGCGCTTCCTCTTTAGCTTTTTTCTCAGCTTCTGCAGCAGCTCTTTGCTCTTCCTGACGAGCTTTGTTAATAGCAATCTGCTCTTCTTTGCTAGGTTCAATTGGAACTACTTTTACACTACCTCGATTAGTTTTTCCATCGTTTTCCCACTGCAAAGCCAGTTTGCCATCGGCAGAAGTTAACCGTTTCTTTTCAAAATCAAAAGTAGAATTTTTAAACTGTTCTTGATATTTATTAGTTAAAACAGATTTTGCTTCTTTTAATTCTTTTTCTAATAGCTTTTGATCGTTTCCAATAGCTTCAGCAGCAGCCTTAAATTGCTCTTCCATGCGAGCTGTACTATCAGCAATCTTTTCTTCTATAGTGGGCGTTGGTAGTGCTGCTCCTCCAGTTGTAGTAACAGCTTCTGGCTCAGTTGGCGCAACCTCTGGTTCAGTAGCCGCTTCTTCTGCTATTGGAGCTACCTCTGGCTCAGTAACTACTTCCTCTGATACTGGAGCTACAAAATCAGGATTTCTTACAACTTCATCAATTGGAATACTTTGTTCTTGACCATCAACCAAAGCCAAAATTTCTCTTTGACCATTTTCATTAGTGCCTAATTTTTCAGCAACAACTTGTATTGGAATATCAACACCGTCTTTTCTCCACATAAAAGCGTTGTCTAGCTTTTCTGCCGTTGTTGGCTCGGCAGGAGCTTCTGGAGCTTTAGGACTTACTAAATCAGTAATTTCCTTAGCAAGTTCGGCTTCTCTTTCATCAAAAAACTCTAGCTCGTACTCGTTAGGAATGTTATTAGGGTCTGCTCTCCTGCTTTCAATTAGCTTTAGTTCGGCTTTAAGAGCATCTACTCTTTGGGCAGTTTCTGGGTCTAAGCCTACTGTAGATACCATAGCAGCTACTGGAGCTACTACGCTAGGAGGAACTATGGATGATAGAGCGACATCATCTTCCTCTACCATGGCAGCTGGAGGCACAACCTGCAACCCATCGATATCTACACTGCCATCTTGTCTGGTAACTTTTGTGCCAATATTGCCGCCAACATTTACTTGCATAGTACTAACAACTGGGCTGTTAGATGGTGGTGCAGTCGGAGGAACTGATGGTGGAACACCTGTTCCAATAAGATCTGCAAATAGCTCATCAGGAGTGGGTTTTTTGGTAACTGTCTTATCTTTAGTCAGTAAACCTTTTACACCGCCTACTCCACCACCACCAATAGCGCCTAATACAAAATTAGCAAAAGCATCAGAACCAATCTCTTTTACAACTGTCTTGTCAATACCTAAATCACTGGCAATGCCTTCAGCCATTTCCTGAAGACCTTCTTCTGCACCGCCTATAACTACACCCTTGCTTGTTCTTGCAACGATGTTTAGTGCTCTGTTTTTTACTGATGATAGTAATGCATCGTCAAACTTACCTGTAATTAATTTAGCAGTAAAGTTACCGCCTACTGCTCCCACAATAGCTTGTGCAGTTGCAGCAGTGTCTACCGCTTTTTCCTCGGTCATTAACCGAGCTGTTTTTGGATCGTAACCAGTTTTTAAAAGATCTTTAAAATAAGGGCTGTTAGCAGCCAGCTGAGTGTCATCTAGGCTTTGTATGTATTCACGGGCATTGCTTACGCCCTCTGATCCAGCCTGACCAAATCCAAAGGCTTGCATGTACCTAGGATCTTTGGTAAGAATTGTCCCAATCATTCCAGGAGCTACAGAACCAAAGATATTAGCAAACTGACCAGCAAAACCTAAAAATGTAGGTTTAGCACCAAAACTTAAATTTTCTATTCTGCCATTGGCAATATCAGACAATGAGCCAGTAGGGACAAAGTTAGCCATTGCTAACTGTATTTCAGGAGATGCTGTCTCTGTGATGTCTCGACCTAGCTTTTGTCCGTATGCGGATAAGTCTTTTAAGTTTTGTGACTTGCCTTTAGCTCTTACCTCGTCTAACAACATCTCTTGCTTTTTCAAAAGCTCTTCTGGTACAAGTCCTTTGCTTTCTTCGCCAAAGATAGGCTTAAAGCCTAATGACGTAACAAATTTGTTAGCCAGTTTATCTGGGCTTGATAGGTAACTTAAAATCTCAGAAGGGGCTGCAAAAGTAGATTTTGATTGTTGGACAGCAGCAGCTTCAATTGCTTCTGGTGCGCCCAATATTCCTGGAACAGCTCCAGCAGCAGTTAATTTGCCCATGTCTTTGGCAAAAGTACCTGCTCCGTAACCTCCTGGAGTGGTAGGAGTATCTGGGGAAACTAGAGTTCCGCCAAATTGTGCAGCTAAATCGGCTAATTCATTTGATGGGCTTGGCTTTGGCTCTGGAACAATACTTCCACCGTACTGAGCTATCAGCTTATCTATATCTGCCATCAAATTGTGTCCTATTTAGTTACTGCTTTGAACTTAATTTATTTTACTATCATTTTAATCCAGCTGCCTTTTTAAATTCGTCAGCCTGTTCTTTTGATGCAAACTGAACCTGCTGGGCTGGCTTACCATCTTTAGCTGGAATTGTTACAAATACTGGGGCAGATGCTTTACCTACAGGAGCCGCAGGATTAGCATTGGGTGTCATAGCTGATGTTTTGCCAATAGACTCCAAAAATTTTGGACCAAGAATGGCCTTAGCTTCTTGTTCAGCAGCTTTATTAAATGCCGCTGGATCATCACGGTACATACGACTAAACTTATCCTTTTGGATCATACTAGTTTTGACATCATCTAAAGTGTCTTTGTACAAGCTAATGGATTTTAAGTACAAGTTAGATTCTTTAGTGGCTGCTGTATTTCCTGCAGTAATACGAGCATTAATAGCGCCAAGTTCTTTGGTATCCATCTGATTGACGGCAGACTGTAGTGCGTTGTGCATTATAGAATCTCTAGCGTATTTGCCAGCCTCTCTCTTTTCAATCTGACCTGATAGTTGTTTAGCTAAATCTGTTTCATTTGCTTTGCCTTTAGCGTAAGTGCCTAGTCCTGCTTCACCAGCTTCACCTAATTCAGAAAGAAAGTTTCCACGTTTTGATGGGTCATCACTTCCTTTCATCATTTTAAACCCAGCATTGGTCAAAGCTGCATATGGATTCATTTGCTTGCTTTCAGTTATTGCAGCACGAGTTTCAGCTTCTGTTGCTTTTGATTCTTTAAATGCCTCGTTAGTTGCCATGTTGTTAAAAGATTGGACTAATCTATCTTCATACAATTTTCTACGGGCTTTTGTATCGTCTGATAGTTGATCTTTTAGATTTACCATCCCTCTATCAGCAAAAGCAATAATACCGCCTCCAGCCATTTCTTCTGGAACCATGTCGCCAGTACTAATAGAGGCAATACCTGAACGCCCTAGAGCAGGAGCCATAATCTCATCTGTCTGTGGGTTCATAGCCATTCTACGGTGCAACATTAGTAACTTTTCAATTTCCGCTGCCAACATAGGATCGGTAGATGGGTTGTTTAACATTTCTGTTAGTTGCTCGGTAGACATCGAAGAGATATCACCACCACCTGCATATGTTAAACCGCCTTCTTTGTATGCTGCAGCAGACATCAATCCGCCTTCTTTAGCGCCTGGCCTGAAACCACCAGACATGCCGTAGATACCTAGGGCAGACATACCTAGACCGCCTAATTGAGATGTGGCACTTGGAGGTGCGGTATATATTTGCTGGGAAGATTGAGATAACGGAATACCACGAGTCATATCGGACATAAATGCCAATTGCTGATACGGGTAATTACGCTGCTTAAGAAAGTCCTGATAACCTAAATCTAGACCTTGTTGGGCTTGTGCTTGTTGTACGTTTCCAACGTTTTGGATGCCTTGATTAATTGCTTGCTGTTGTCCAAACTGAGTAGATCCAAGTTGACCTAATGTACTTGCACCTTGAATAGCTTGTCCATAGCCTTGTAGACCAGCGGTTGTGCCAAACTGTTGTGCTTGTTGCGCTGCATTAAATGCGTTCTGTGATCCTGTAGCTTGAATATTACCCAACTGCTGTTGAAGATTACGATTTCTTTCTTGCTCACCTAACAGTTGTCTAGCACCACCATACGTCCCTTGACGGGCAGACCCTAGATTAGATCCAAGATTTCGTATCTGCGCATCACGGAATGCTTCATCCTTTTGTGTATCTACAACATTTTGCATGTACGGAGACATGTACGCAGCAGTTGCATTTGGATTAGTTGCCATGTTGCGATAATCTGCTCCTGCTCCTAATGATCCTAAACCAGCTAATCCAGCCATGGCACTACCTGTTCCTAGCTGACCTGCTGTTTGTTGATTAAGAGTGTTTTGAAATGCTTGTTCTTGGTTTGCATTAAATGGTGCAATCCGTTGACCGCCATATGCTTGGTATGGGTTCTGATTAATGTCTGTTAATGCCTCAGTCTTGCCAAGCATGGTTTGTACATACGGGGCAGCATACTCAGGAATAGAGGTATTGGTAACGGTTTGCTGTGAAGGAGGAGCTTGTCCACCGCCACCGCCTTTGCCGCCTTCAAGCGTCATTCCACCACCGCCAAAACCACGACCTAATCGTGGGGAGAAAGCCTGTTCAGGCAACATTGAATCTAGTGTATATCTCATTTTTTGCGTTCCTTAATCCATCTACAGTCAGCTTTATTCATTTCAAAAACTACAAGATCGCCACCACTATCGTGCATTTCTGCAAACCGTATGGCCTCTTTAAATCCTAACTTTTGATCGTATTCCATAGCTCTAACATTATTACTGTCTACAAGACCAAAAACTTTTTCTAAGCCACAATAATTAAACGGATAGTCAAACGCACCACGCACAAGTTTCTTTGGTAAATAAGCTGTATCGCTTAAATTAACAACGTGCATCTGGCATGTTTTTCCTATAAAAGCTGTATAACCTACTATCCATTCAATTTTATTTTCTTTATCTACCCAAAACAAGGCTTGCAAATCGCTACAAGGTTGAACGCCAACTTCTCTAAGCAATATATCTGCTGCAATCTGCTTGGCTTCAAATGATTGGGCGCTCTGTAACATTTATGCTAATAAGTGCTTTTTAGCCTTTGTATCCTTTGCAACATTCTTTTTACCTATGGTTTTTTTACGACCAGCTTGAATACGATCCATCATGGCATATAAACGTTTAGCACCAGCATCGGTAGAACCATTGCCTAATTCAGACACAATTCGAGCTGGTATGACAAACTCTCCGTCCGCTAATCTAGCAGGCTGTTTATTGGCAATCGTAGCTGGAATGCTGTCAGATACGCCATCGCCTGGACCTCTAAGTAAGCGACCACCATCTGAATAATCTCCTAGATTGGCTGCGCCACCATGGGCATAACCTAACCCAAATAATCCTTTTTGCATATTGCCTTGGTCTAAAGATGTATCGTCCCTGCCCATTTCATCATCATAGTTACGCATAATCCCGCCATTGGCAGCGTTTACTGAGCTACTTGCAGGCAACGGCAAATTTGGATTTACAGTGCCAATTTTGGCTGAGTATGGTTCTAATGCAGTAAATTTCTGATCAAAGTGATTACGTTCTCTAGTATCCATAACTGGATTACCTGATTCATCATACGATGCTGTAGCGTAAGGAGCTGGGTAATTGCCTGTTGGCTCATTTGGTGTTGATGTGTACTCAAACGGGCGGATCATGCCAGGATCAGATGCGGGACCTTGTGCTCCTTTACCTCTTCCGCCTAATAGCTGCATAGCTGATGTTCCAGCTAAACCATATCCAAGTGCTTTCATGTTTGACATAGTAGGAGGTACAGTACCCGCAATCTTACCTGATGCAGCCATAATATCTGGGGTAATTATTTCAGGCGCAACAAACATATTGGCTCCAGGAAGGGTGGCTGCACCTTCAGCAAGAACTCCTTGACTTGCTGCTACAGCATTTAATTGCGCTGGAGTCATTGCAGCAACTTGTGTAGGAGTCATTGAAGCCATTTGAGCTGCGGTAGGAATATTAACAGCGGTTGCTGCAGGTCCAGCAGATCCTAATCCAGTAGCTCCAGCTGCAGCAGCAGTTTCAGCAGCAGTAGCAGCCGCACCAAACCCTCCAACTCCCGCAGCTGTCATTAAGCCAGCGCCAGCACCACCAATCAGCGCTCCTGTCAGCATACTGTTAAGAATATCTCCGTCACCAGTAACAGCACTATATAAACCACCAACGCCAGCGCCAATAATAGCGGTTCCAAGAATAGCGCTTCCAAAGCCAACGGCTGTAGCTGTTGCAACGAATGCCATATTAGTTCCCTTCCTCTAATAGAGGTATTGAGTTATCTACACACATATTTTCCAACTTTTCAATGTCTGTTTCAGGGGTCGAATAAATGTTTTGGAAAACAACTGTTTCTACTATGTAGGCTACTTTGCGTCCTGGTTTAGCCATAAACGTCATGGGCGCTATAAGTTCTTTCTTTGATCCGTCTTCTTGTAAGATAAACATCCGTCCAGATATCATATTGCACAGATGTTCCATTCGATGCGGCTTGCCAATAATTAAAGCGCCAGCAGGCATGGTTACTTCTTTAATGTAGATATTTGGTCCAAAGTGATGCCTTTCTTCGCATTTAATCTGCGGCTGGGCAGCAGCAGCGCCGTACAAAGTACCAAGTTGCTTCTCTAAAAGAGAGGCTTTCTTAGGCTTTGTTGCAACTAATGTCATATTGTTGCCTTGAATTTGTACTTTGGATTATCCGATTCTTCTGGTTTTGCACCCAATTTTTGTAGCATTTGAACAGTAATTGGCGCTGGAACTGAGTCATATATAGTTTTAATTCCATTATCTTTTAAGTACTTATAAAAGTATTGAATATCATTTGCCAAGTCTTGCATGGTTCCCACTGTAAAGAAGTGAATTTGAGCAACACTCTTCCCTAACTCTTTAAATCCCATAACAGAGCTTTCAAATGGAATCAACTTAAGGCCGTTTGCCATTTCTTTTTTAACGCCTTCCATTGCTTTATCTACTGGCATCCCTGCATTTTTAAAGTAATTAGCAATTACTTTCATAATCTGAGTTTGTTGAATTTGCTCATTTGCAGCAGCCAAGCCACCTTTTGCCATAGTCTGCGGCTGCATACCTGGCAATCCTGCGGGAGCCATTTGCGGCTGCATTGGAGTCATTGGAATAGGCGCACCTTGACCACCAGACTGTTTTGCCAGCGTCTGGGCTTGGTATTGTTCAGTAGGAACTAAGCTGTCAAAAAATCCCATAGATGTCTTTCATATAATAGTTACCGTTACCGTCCCCACACTAGCTGTGGCTGATACTCCAAATAGATAAGAAATGTTAGGTACAACAATCTTTAAGTCTTCACCAACTTGAAATACAGTGCCGTTTGGCAAATTGTACCCCGATGTTGGTAGATTTAATAGCCTGATCCCGTCTGCCTGTAAAGGTACGTTGGAATCCAACTGCGTAAAGTAAAGTCTTAAAACACCAATAAGCTGAGACAGTTGTTGTTGATCGTAATCTGGTGTTGCAAGCGGAAGAGCTGGTGCCCGAAATCGTTGCATTCCCATTATCTGCGCCCATCTGGTCTGCCGTCAAGTCTAGGACTACCTAACTGCCATTGGACATCTAAATCAGTTGATTCAATCTCAATTGCCATCTGCCGTGCCCTAGCCCTCATAAAGATCTGTTCGGTATATACGTCTACCGAGGTCTCAATGACTTGCTCGGAATCTACGTTGGAATAGGCATTGCCAGGGAAGTTCCGTGGTTTTATGTACATTGTGACCGCAGGTAGGGCGGCAGTCGATCCAGCAAAATTGAGGTCAGGGATAATCCGTTTGGTCAAGATAAACTGATCTCCGTCTACTAGGTCAAAGTCCGAAGACGCAATAAACGAGGTCATCGCATCCGTGCCGTCATTTAGTCCTTCTTCGTGATTGTAAATAATACTATCAGCCGTTATAGCAGTTGATACGACACTTTGAGAGATATTAACGGTGTAAGTTCCAATCCCGCCAGTGCCAGTGCCTAGAGCCGTTATTGTGGTTCCTACAGAAATGCCTGTGCCAGTAATGACTGAACCTACTTGTAAAATGCCTACCGAGACCGCAGTGACTGTTAAAGTCGTAGAGGTAATAGAACCTGTAACGTAGGTTCCTGTAAGCGCTTGAGGGTATTCCCTTAAAGACGAGTCTGACCACGCAGTACGATCTATCGTACCGTAGTACCAAATCTTCTCTAAATGGTTGTAAATGATGTAGGCGTCATTAACTTGACTACCTGCCGTGGGATAGAACCACCATACCTCGTTCCAGCCTTCATTAGTTCCTGAAACAACTTGGTCGGCTTGGTCGTAGTTAAAGTTTTGAAAAACGTGATTTCTTAGGGTACAAGGCAAAGTTTCAACCCGTCCTGTGTAGGCATAGAACTTATCATGCCCCATCCAATAGGCGGTGTTATTGACGGCTACAACAGCACGAGGACCAATAATGGAGATATTGTCTGCAAGTTCGTTAAGACTAAAAACGTCTGTGGTTCCTACAAACTGGAAGGAATTTAAGGTTCCTTCGGTATAGACCAGAATCTCTTGCCTTGTTGCAATTGCACAAACAATGGCTGAACCACGGGAAACCCGTATAAAACCTGCCGAATTAGTGACTAAAGGTGTCCAAACATTAGGCTGATCTTGGGTAGCCCAGCGGATTAATAGGGGGTCAAATGATCCTCCCCCATAAGGGGTAGCACCAAAACAGAGTAAATGTTTATCGTTCTGGGAGACTAGAACCTGCATTGCCTGCGTAGGAACGTCTGCTGGGGCTACGCTGTCTATAGTCGTTGCAGAAAGTAAAGTAGCTCTAACTCCCACACCACCTGAATATTGCCAATAGTAAATTGCGCCATTACGAATATTAGCCACAAGGTCGTTATCAAAGTTCTGCAAGAACCAGTCCCGCTGAGGGTTGACTACAGGTGTAGGATTACCAGAACCCCAAGACAAACGGCTCCATGTGCCCGCACTCCAGCCATATCCTGCCGAAGCATTGTTGTTACCAATAGGTATTTGAACAGCAGCTGTAATTCCAGTACCGCCTCCAGAAGTAGAAGACGTAGCCGCAGTAGCAGCGGTAATCGTAAAAGTGCTTGACGTTACTTGATCAACAATAAACTCTGTATTTAGAGTAACCGCTAAGATTCCGCCCACTGCTACCGCTCCAGAAAAAGTAACGTAATCTCCATCTGAAGCTCCGTGAGCCGTTATAGTCACAGTGACGGTTTTAGATCCGTTTACAGTGGTAAAGCAGTTATCTGTTGCTGGAGAAACAAAAGTAGCTTGTATAGGCGTGATGTCGTATAAAGTCTGTCCTGCCTCAATATAAAGTTTTTTTGATGTTCCTAGGGCTAAGTAGTTATCCGAAGACGTGGTAATCCAGTTAAATACCTGCCGACAGATGCCAGCTACAGTAGAGGTACCGTAACGAAGCCAGCCGCCAATCTTTTGAGGATAACCAGAGCGAAAGCGCACTTTATTGCACTCAAAGAACCCACCTTCGTTGGTGTAGTTAGTTTGATCCCTGTTTAAACCTGGCTTGAACTGGAGCTTCTGTAATGGCATTCGGGTTTACCCTAGGAAAATGAACGTGTGCCTTGCTTATCAATGATAAGCGCTTGTCGGCGTGGTGTCATGTCTTTTGTATTGGGTACGCTAATGTGTGTCCACCTGTCAAATTCACGAATAATCTGATCGTATCCAATCCCTGATGCAATCACTGCTTTGACTACTTCATCTGGCGTCATGCCTGGAACACGAATGTCAGCAGCACATCCTATGCGATGTTGTGAGGTGTTGCGACTTCCAACGGCATTATTCACGGCTTCTGACCTAAAGGCGGAGTTAACCATAATTGGCTTACCACCTAACACCTCTTTAACTTGCTCTAAGAACTCTGCCAATCGAGTTAAATTTTCGGTTTCTTCTACATTTGGGGTATTGTCAAACTCACGATGGTCTGTGTGCGTTAGCTCTTCAAAGGTAAAGTGTTTACTTAGACTCATCTTTTGACCTCTTCATATCCATGATCTTCTCCAGCGTTCTGCCGCCAAAATAGAACGACATAATCAGCATACCCCACTGCCCAAGCAGTTCTACATAGGGTTGATGCACATTCATTTCAAACGCACTCATAATCGCAAATGATGTATATACAACCAAAATAAATACTAACGTACCTGGGCGGATGTTCTTAGACAACCAGCTATCACTAGCCATATCGGCTTGCTGGCGTTTAGTTAATTCTTGGGCTTCAATATTGTCAGCGTTAAGTTCAGCCAACCTGCCTTCTTGTTGCATCTTTAGAAGTTCTTGTTGGGCTTTAGCCTTAGCTTCAGGGTCAGGAATAAACTTGTCTAGGATTTTCATCCCAACATCAACTAATGCGGTAAGTGGAAACATTATTTCTTACTCCTTGATAACATAGTTGCAGCAATATAAAGCATTGCTTTTGCTTGTTCTAAGTCGGCTGGGGGCGTCTCCCACCCTACCGTAATCTGCCCTACAAACCTACTGGGATCAGGCGGTACACTAATTCTACAACCATACCGCATCCCTTTTTCAATATACCAAAGTCCAATTTCTGACTGTGCCGCCTTGTATTCACCACAAGGTATATTACTAGCCATTAAAGCTATTACATCATGGTTATTTGCCTGATTAGAAGTAAACAACCCTACATCTAAACCATCATTCGTTTTATCCCTGCCATTTTTTGTGTAGGCACGGTACTGTATTCGAGTACCAAACAAAGGATTAACTTTAAATACTGCTACTACAGTTGCGTCAGTTGTTTTAAACAAATGAACCGCTACATCATCCACCCTATCTTCAGCAATACTAGGCAGCCTTTGGCTTTCCTTGTAAGTACCAACAATTAATTCTTGATGGTCATAAATAATGTAACCTGCAAACGCAATAACTGCCATTAAAATAACTGCAAACAATTTAAACGGTGAGTCTACATACGCCAATACTTTAGATAGCGTGTCGTTGGCGTTAATTTTTTCTTCAGCCATATTATTTCCACATACCCCAAGTACATTCGTATGCTATCCAACCAGCAAATATGTAACAAAGCAACATTACGCTTTTCATAACTCGCCTATCGTGCTGTTCTAAATACCTATCTTGCCGTTCTTCCCACAACTTTCTTGCCTTAATACCTTGTATTTCATCCCAAGCGTGACTGCCGTATTTTTTGGTAATCTGTTCTTGAATCTTTGCTTCTGACTGCCGTGCTATTAAAAGTCTTTGCCATTCGTCTACTGCTTCAATAATCGTTGCGCTATCAGGATTAACTTGCCTAGCTTTTTTCCTTGTCTCAGTTCTTTCTTTTGCCGCTGAATCTGCTAATTCTAAGACACCGTCAATTGCTTTAGATAATTCTTTGCTTGCCTTTACCGATTCATTAATACTGCTCGTAACGGCTTTAACGCCCTCGGTAATTCCGAATGGATCAGGCATACCTTCACCTTACATTACTCCGCCACCAGCGGCAGGTACAGATGTCGCATGGATAGATATGTGTTGTTTAAGGTTTAAGGGAGCGTTACAGTCTGAGCAGACATCGGCTTGCAATTCGGCTTCATCTAAGTCGTAACCACAAGCCGAACACACCACTTCTATTTCGTGGTGCGGCTCAATTAGTCCACCTTCTAGTGTTCGGGCAGGAATAGTCTGTTTCATGGGGCAGCCTCTAACGCTGCAATTCGTGCTGCTTGTGCATCTACGATTGCTTTAAGTTCTTGGATTGCTGCGGTAAGGGTGGCTACAAGAAAGCTAGTATCAATGCCTTGTGCCTTAATTCGTGTTTGCTCATTGCCATCTTCATCTGTGTAGGTTTCCATTGCATCTTTTTCACCGCTAACACAATCAGGCACGACTTCAGCAAGTTCGTGAGCAATAAAGCCTTGACCGTCAGAACCATCTATTTTCCACTTATAGGTTACTGGTTTAAGTGCAGCAACAGTAGTTAATGCACCTGTCATTGGTGCAATATTTTCTTTTAAACGGTAATCTGATGATGTGTTAAAAGAAGTAGCAATATTGGTACATTGGATAGTACCTACATTATTATTATTTCTTACAATATATAAAACATTTATTGCTCCAACACCAGTATCGGTATTGTTAGTAACAAGCATATTTGCGCTGCCAGTAACTTCCAACTTAGCGTTAGCAATGGTTGTGTTTCTACCAATATAAATTTCACCATTTCCACCCGTTCCTACATTTACCATACCACTAGAGTCAATACGCATCGCTTCAGCACCACCTTCAGAGAACGCAATGGTGTCGGCTGCTGGAAAGAATATACCTGTATTAGCGTCAGTACCTCGTATTGCAGGGGTAGCTGCTGAACCGTCTGTTGTGCTTTGTACGTTTGATATTCCGTTAGTGCCGTCTAAGATTAATGACATTATGTATTCTCCGCTGGTGTGTTGCCTTCTTCAAGCCAAGCCTTAAACTCAGGATTCTGTGCTGTGCAAGTTACTCGGCATAATCCATCATCGTCAATACGAGCAAAGATTTGCGGATCATCGGCATTTAATTTAGGTAACATTTTATAAATCATTTTATAACTCCGCAGTAAGTGCAATAAAACCATTAGCAGAATTGCTTTCAAGAGAACCAGCTTGCCCAGCAGTTAAACCACTTGCTACTATTGAATCAACTCTGACTAAATTTGGCAATGTTGCCCCTAAAGTTGGTACAGAACTTAATGTTGTATTTGCATTTGCGGCATTGATTCGATAATCAGATGCCGTACCTGTCTGCTCTAATGCTGTTGGGGCTACTCTCATTGTTACTGGCAAAACAAAAAAAGCCCTTGAACTTGTTGTTGTTGGGTTAGTTGTTACTGCCATTGCTATGCTTCCAGCCGCAGGTAATACTTTAAAATAATACCGTTGGCAAAGTTGCAATTCGTTAGTGTACTGTCTGTATTCAAATCCAGTAGCTTGTGAGCCTACCTCTAACTGAACTCCTGTGATGTAGAAGGTAGCACCGTTTGTACCGACTACGGATGTTGCACCTGTGGCTGAATAATATGTTGCTCCAGCCCAAGCACCAGCAGTTCCGCTTGATGTAGAGCCTACACCTAAACCAATTCTTAAAATTATTCCTGCCGTATTAGTTGTAGTCCAAGTGCCACTTGTATCTCCAGCAATAGTTACTGTTTTGTATTCCCAAGTGTTTGCAACAGAAATTGTGTAAGTAAATGGATATGACCTGTTACCAGCATTATTTTGAAT